GCCATGCTGACCTACGGAATCCCGGTGCCGATCGACGAGGTGAAGGCGGCTGGCGACTCCTGGGAGGTCACCGGGTATTGCAGCACCTATGGTAATCGCGATTTGGGCGATGACGTGGTGATGCCCGGCGCTTTCGACGATTGGCTGGCCGCCGGGAAGCGCACTCGCTTCCTCTTCTCTCACCGGCCCGACATGATTCTCGGCACCCTGACCGAGATGAAGTCCGATGCCAAGGGCCTCTTTGTGCGCGGACGAATCTCCAAGACGGCCTTGGGGCAGGATGTTCACACGTTGCTGCGCGATCAGGCGTTGGACAGTTTCTCGATTGGATACCTGACCCGCGACGCCGACCGCAAGGATGGCGTGCGCTACCTCAAGCAACTCGACTTGCCTGAAACCAGCCTTGTCGCGCTTCCGATGAACGAAGAGGCCACCGTTACGGCGGTCAAGTCGGTTGGGGCGGTGGACATCTTCGCCTACTTCTGGGACCGGCCCGATGAAGCTGAAGCCATGCTTTCGCGCCTGGTATCGAAACACACCCTGGTGGAAAGGGCCGGCCTCGTCAGGGCCGACCTTGAGTCCATAGGCACCGAGTTCGCCACGTTGGCGGGCAAGGGCCGCGACCTCAACGCTGCCAAGCGCCAGGAACTCGCAAACCTCCTCGAGACGTTCTCGGGGCTGGACGCCGTGCGTTCCGAGCTCGCCGGCTTGCTGGCTACCGACCCTGTTCACCTGAAGGTGACAGGCACGTCAGACGGAGTCTGGCTCCGTCTGGAGTTGGCCCGGAGGCGAGCACGCCTCGCGGGCATCAACTGAGGAGACTACCGTGAGTATGTCTGTGGCCGAGGCCCGCTCGGAGATCAAGGCGTCTCTCGAGAAAGCGGACCTCATCGAGAAGAAGTACCCCGATGGGGACATCACCAACGGGGAGGACTTGACCGAGGTCAAGCGCCTGCTGGGCCTGGTGGACGGCCTGGAGGAGAAGCTCGTCGGACTCGAGGACTCCGAGCAGCGGCGCGCCCGGATCATGTCTGGCATGGAGCGCTACTCCAAGCCGGCCAGGAACCAGGTCCCCAACCCGCACACCCAGGAGATCCTCGAAGGCAAGCGGATGACCCCTGGCGACCAGTTCATCCAGTCGCGAGAGTATCGCGAACTGAAACTGGGCGGGGCTTTTCAATCGAGTCTGGCCCGCAACCAGTTTCACGTCAAGATGGCTGACGGCACCAGCCTGATCGAGTGGAAGACGACTCTCGTCGGTTCGGACGAGGCCTCCGGCGGCGGCTTCGTGCGGAACGATCGGCAGGCCGGGTTCGTGCCTCTCCTCCAACGCGAGATCGTGGTCATGGACCTGATCCCGCGGCTCACGACGACCTCGGACACCATCGAGTATGTGAAGGAAGACACGTTCACCAACGCGGCAGCCTTCACGGCCGAGGCGACGGGGAGCGCGACCACCGGCACGGTCGGGGTCAAGCCTGAGTCCACCCTCGCCTACTCGGTCGCCACGATGGCGGTCCGCACGCTCGCTCACTGGATTCCAGTTACCAACCGGATGCTCGACGACGCGCCGCAGGTCAGGGGCATCATCAACAGCCGGCTGTTGCTCGGCCTCGACCTGACGCTGGAGTCGCAGGTCGTTGCCGGGAATGGCTCAGGCGAGAACTTCGAGGGCCTGCTCCAGAACACCAGCGTCAACTACGCGGGGAAGGGCAGCGACAACGAGCTTGATGCCATCTTCAAGGCCCGCACTCTGGTCCGCGTGACTGGCAAGGGCCGGCCTAACGCCTGCCTGATCTACCCGACTGACTGGCAGGCGATACGGCTGCTCAGGGAGAGCGCCTCGACGGCGACGCCGGGCTCCTACCTGATGGGGCCGCCGAGCCAGGTGGGTGCGGTCACGGTCTGGGGCATTCCCGTCGTCGAGTCCCAGGCGATCACGGAGAACACGGTGCTCGTCGGTGACTTCGCGCAGGGCTGCACGCTCTTCGACCGAGAGCAGGCGGCCATTCGCATCGGCACGATCAATGACCAGTTCGTCCGGAACATCCAGACGATCTTGGCGGAACTTCGCGCCGCCTTCGTAATCTGGCGTCCCACGATGTTCACAAAAGTGACGGGCATGTGATCTAGCGAAATCTAGGATGGTCGCAACCAGGGAGGGGCGAGCGTGCGAACGGACTACGAGAACAAGGCGCTGTACCCGGTCAAGCCGGACCGCGTTCGCCCGCCCAAGCCACGCAAGCCGAAGAAGCCGAAGGGCGGCAAGGGCTAGGAGGGGGCCATGAGTTACGCGTCCACGGACCAACTCCGCGGCTATCTGAAACAGATACCGGCGGACGTTGCTCCGAGCACGACAAACGATGACCTCCTCCAGGCCGTTCTCGACCGTTCGACTTCGATGGTGAACGATGCTCTCGGCTTCGCGGGCGTCGGCGGCGCCTTCGCCACCTGGGCCACGGCTGCCACGACGCGGGATGTCCGCGGCGAGGGTGGCGAGTGGCTCTACCCGCCATCCTACCAACCGGATTCGGTCGACACCGTCTCCGAGGTCTACAGCAAAGGCCTGACCCCGGAGACAACGCACGCCGTAACCGACTGGGCGGAGGAAGAGGCATCGCAGGCTCCCGGCGGCCGACTGTACCGCTCAGGCGGCTGGGGTGATCGGGCCTGGTATCGGATCGGAGCCATCTGGGGCTACGGTCCGGCGCCGAACTCGATTGTCGAGGTCACGCTCGAGCTCGCGGTCAACCTCTGGCGGGCCAAGGACGCCGGCAGGTTCAGCAACGTAGTCGGCGTCGAAGGTGGGGGCGCCGTCGGCTACGAGAAGGCGCTCACGCCTCAGCAGCAGATGGTAGTCCTGAACGTCGCCCGGCGCTTCGGGTTCGGAGGCATCTGGTGAGCGTCGGCGAGTACAAGGTCAACTTCCCGGACCCGGCGAAGGTCAGTCGCACCCTCGCGGAGCGGCTGATGAGCCGGCTGGTTCTGACTGTCGAAGCGGAGGCGAAGCGCCAGGTGCCGGTCAGGACTGGCACCCTGCGCCGATCCATCACTTCGGTTGTGGAGTCGGCTGGCGAGCGCGGGCGCGTGGGAACCAACCTGCGCTACGCGCTCTGGGTCCACGAGGGGACGCGCGCTCACGTCATCGTGCCGACCGTGAAGCGGGCACTCTACTGGAAGGGGGCCAGGCATCCGGTCCGCAGGGTGATGCACCCGGGCACCAAGGGCCAGCCGTTCCTGCGCAACGCCCTCGCCACGAGTCGAGACTCACTACAGCGCATCATCGCGAGTGGCGAGGGCTGGCTGGCCGAGGCCATCGCCAGCGGCGGCGGCTCCGGGAGAGGGGGTCGGGCGTGAGTTACAGCACGGTTCTCACGGCACTTCACACACGCCTGGCCACCGTCGCGGGCATCAAGGTGCTACTCGACTACGAGCCTATGAGCCTTCAGGAACTCCCGGCGTGCTACAGCTTGCTCGATTCAGTTGAGCGCTCCTATGGGGGCACCGTCGTCACGATCCACTACCGCGTGCTGCACCGCCTCTGCTTCCGCTGGCAGGACGAAGAGCAGGCCGAACAGGAGCTGATCCCATTCGTCAACTCCGTGCCGGCTGCCCTCGACGAGCACAACATGCGCGGCGGTGACGTGACGGTGCCGAACGTGGAAGCGGTCTTCGTCACAATCGGCGGCGTCCTCTATCGGGCGCTCGATTTTTACTCCGAGACGGAGGAGATCCTCCGACTCGGCAACGGTTAGTAAGGAGGCAGCCAGATGGCTGTTTCGGACATCATCCTCACCCCGGCGACCGTCTGGGTCGCCCCGGAGGCCGAGTCGCTACCTGCCTCGTCGCTCGACTACGGCGCGGCCTGGGGCGGGAACTGGCGCAACGTCGGCTCAACGAACGTCCCGCTCTCAATGAGCTTCACCGTCGAGAAGTACGAGGTCATGGTCGAGCAGTCGTCTCTGCCCGTCAGGACGATCAAGACCAAGGAGACCGCGGTCTTCGAGACGCAGCTCGTCGAGATCACCGAGGCGAACTTGCTCTTGGCCTTCCCTGGTGCGACGGGCACCGCGACGTCAGCCCTGGAGACGCTGGACGCTGGGGGCTCGCCGACACTCGACACCTACGCCTGGGGGTTCGAGGGCGAGTACAAGGACATCAACAACGTCTCGCTCCCGATCCGCGTCTTCGTCTACCGGGGCCAGGCGATCCTCAACGGCCAGATGCAGTTTGCCAAGGGCAAGGAGATGGGGATTCCCTTGCAGATAACGGGTTTGGCAGACACGGGCAAGGCTGTCGGACAGCAACTGTTCAGGATCGAGAAGGTCCTGGTCTATGCCTAGCGCCTGACCCGTGGGGTCGGGCCCTCGTTACGACTCGCCGCGCGGAATGTTTGGGGCCGGGGGTGGCCGGCCCCTCTCTCTGAGGAGGGGTTATGGCACGTAGCGTGACGATCAAGCTCGGCGACGAGGATGCCGAGCTGCGCCAGCGCAAGACGAGAGAATCGAGCGCTTGGCGCAAGAGTCTTGAGGCTCCGGCCCGCGAAGTCATCGGGCGCTTCACGAAGTTGGTGGACTGGCAGAGCGTGGACTTCTCGGACGGCGAGGGCGTTTCGGCCCTGGCCAGCGCGGCGATCCCGCTCCTGACTGACTCGCTGGACACAATCCGCGAGCTGGTGACCGGGTACGCGCCGGAGCTCAAGGACCGCCTCGACGATGCCTACGACGACGAGGTCATCGCCGCCTTCGTGGAGGTCCTGCGCCTCGCATTCCCTTTGGCTGGACTGGCGGGGACCGTGGGCCTGCTGAGGAGCCCTGGCTCCACGACGCCGGCGACCTCAGCGAGCTCGCCCTCAGTCAATGGGGTGTCTGGGACGACGATCTCGATGACGGCACCCTCACAGCCCTGACGATGGGCTACGCCCGGCGCAAGCGTTGGGAGGCGAGGATCCAGGCGGCGGAGATCGGGCGGGTGATCGCACAGATGTTCGGAGCGGGGGCAAGTGAGCAGCAGACTGCCGAGAACCCGGAGGCCGGTCGCATCTCGGCGGACGCCCTGCTCCGGATGGCTGGCGTGAAGTTGGAGGGCTAGGATGCCGACCCTCGGAGAGGCCGTAGTCTACCTGCGCGGCAACCGGCAGGGCCTTCAGACCGAGTTAGCCGCAGGCAGGCGGGACACCGAGAACTGGGCGAGGGGAGTCTCGACCAGCGTCAACCGCTCCCTCGGCGGCACCATCGTGGGGGGCGTCGGCTCGCTCGTCTCGGGGATAACCAAGAGCCTGGGGGCGATCGGGCTAGCATCCCTCGGCATCCAGGCCCTGGAGCAGGCCGCTCGGGGTGCGGCGAACGCGCTGGGCGTCGGGCTCAACATCGAGATGGAGAACGTCCGCGCTCAGATGCAGGCGTTCACCAAGGACGCGGCGCTGACCGAGGCGATCCTGGCCGAGATCAGGATTGAGGCAGACAAGACACCCTTCGCGTTCAATGAGCTGGCTCGCGCCACCGGCAGCCTGATCCCCTCGGCCCGGCAGGCCAACGAGCCACTGATGGACCTGGTCAGGACCGCCGAGATTCTGGCGGCCAGCCACCCGGAGCAGGGCCTGGAGGGCGCCGCCTTCGCGCTCCGGGAGGCGGTGAGCGGCGACTTCATGAGCATCATCGACCGCTTCGATCTGCCGCGGGCCTACATCAACCAGCCCAAGGCGGAGGGTGTCCCCGCGCTCCAGGCCGTCCGGATGGCGATGCAACAGATGGGCTACGATGCCAGTCTGGTGGCCAACCTGGCCGCCACTCTGTCAGGCAAGTGGTCGACCTTCCGCGACACCATCGATGGCGTGAGGCGCAAGGTCTCGGAGCCCATCTTCGACGCCCTGAAGCGCGGGCTCGACAACCTCCAGCAGTGGTTTGACACGAACAAGGTCGGGATCGATGCCTGGGCGGCGAAGATCGCGGCGGGGGCCGACCTCGCGATCCGAGGGATGGAGTCGCTGGCCCGAGTGTTCTGGTCCACGCTCACGGAGCTCGTGTCGCTGGCCTGGGAGGCCGGGCGCTCGATCTACGAGGCGCTTTCCTACCTCAACCCGTTCGCCAGCCACTCGCCATCGCTGGTCAGCCAGGTGGACGAGGGCGTCAAGCGCATCCTCGACAGGTACGGGCTGCTCAAGGACTTCGCCTCGCCGTTCAAGGCGGGCAGTGACCAATTCAAGGCGGCCTTGGAGGATCAGAAGGACGCGGTGGACCTGCTCAAGCGGGGCATCGACGCCGCTCGCGGCGCCCTGGAGCGCTGGAAGCAGACGCCTCTGCTCGGCGAGGGGGCGGCATCGGACCGCGCCTTTGCCCTCCGACAGCAGATCAACCGGGCCGAGCTGAACATCACCAACCTGGAGTTGACGCACGCGCCGAAGCGCCAGATCGAGGCGGCCAGGAAGGCCCTCGACCAACTGCAACTGCGGGCTCGGAAACTCGACCTGGAGACTGGCCTCAAGTTCGACGCGCAACATAGAGCGATCGACAAGGCGACGGCGGACAGGCCGGCCGAGCAGCCACTCGCCGCGATCCTCAAGGGCATCGCCACTGCCAAGGGTGATCTTCTGACGCTCACGCCCGTCTACGAGGCCCACAACGCACTCCTCAAGGGTATGCAGGAGGCGGCGCAGAATGCGGCGGCTGCCGTCAAGTCACTGGCGACTCCGGGCGCTGGGACGGGCGGGCTCGGGATTGACCCCGAGAAGACGAAGGCGGCGAAGGAATCTTGGGACAAGATGGTCTCGGGCTTCCGCGACGACCTCAAGGGCATCACGGAATGGTTCGGCGGGGCCACCGCAGCAGTCGACCACTTCCGCGACGTGCTCATCACGGTTCGGACACAGGGCTGGCCGGCGGGCATCTCGGAGATGCTCTGGCCGACGGCGCCGCTGTCACAGCAAGACATAGCCCGCAACGAGCAGGCGATGCTCCAGGGAAAGGAACCGCCGGTCAAGGCGATCAGGCCGCGATTCATGGACTGGGGCTCACTGATCGACCAGGCGTTTGCCGACCTCAAGGGGAAGATCGCGAGTCTGCCGTGGGATGACGTGTGGACGAAAGTCGGTGACTTCTGGGATGCGTTCAAGACGCAGAGCCTGAAGATCGGCGAGACGTTCACCACCTGGCTCCAGGAATGGGTGACTGGCAGGGTCAACGCCATCAAGTGGGATCAAGTGTGGGCGGGTATGCCGCCGCCACCACTCTCGCCACAGCCGCCTAGTCCGGCCGGGGTGACCGTTCCACCAGGGGCAGGAGGAGCGCCGGGGCTTCAGTTCGGGACTCCGCAGGAAGCACGTCCGGGCTTCGGCATTGGTATCTGGTTCGCTAAGAACATCTCCGATGGGATCGTCTGGGCATTGCAACAATATGATGCGCTCGACAAGATCAATCAGCAGATGAACAAGGATGCTGACGAGGGCAAGTTAA